GCAGGAATTTTTCCAAGTTCATTTGGTATAACAGAAACAATATTTGCTTCGTTAGGAGCATCTTCCTCAACCTTGTATACTTTGATTTCTTCAGGAGTATATTCTCTAATGTATTGTGTTGTTCCAACAATCTCTTCTCTAACCTTAAGATAGGTTAATGTGTAAAGACCGTTTGTTTCTCTATCATACTCCCAATCTAAAACATTTTCAGGAGTGAATATTGAAACATAAGGACGTATTTCTTGTGCAAGTTCTTCTGCCCTTGTATTTGTAACAACATTAGGTTTATCAACAATAACCCAAGTGTGTCCATACACCATAACGTATGCACTTAGGTCACGTAGGAATGCTTCATAACTTCTGCCATCTAAATCAGCATCTTGTAAAAATGCTTTAAGGCTAGGATCGTCTTTAACTGATCCCCAATCACGATAGATTGGTCTTCTGTACAGGAATGAATTGTAAATGCCAACAATTGATTTAACATGATTATCAAGAGCATTCATTCTTAGGCGTTTTTCATAGTCGCCTGTGCTTTCAAAATAGAAAGGCTCTAAATGTTTGCCTCTGTAGTAATCATATCCTCCAATATATGAATCGCTTAAAAAATTCCATCTACCAATATATGTTTTATATGCAGGATGAACATCATACACATATTCAATTGATATTTTTGTGGTTCCTGGAATGTATAGGTCTCTTATTCTTGGCATATTATCTTATTCCTCCTGATGTGCCACCAAATGCCCAACGTTGTGGATCTGCACTTGCGGCGTATTCTTTTTTAATTGGGAACAGATATTCCACGGCGTAACCCAATGCATCCGCCATGTGATCAAACCCTGAATCTTTATCAGGTATGCTAGTGCCTTCTTTGTAAACCAAACGTTCAAGACTTTTAATAATCTCTTTACATTTTGGATCTACAAATAGTGTTCTTGTTCCTTGTGCTGATTTTAATTTTGCGTTTGTTGCGTTAATTCTATCTCTAATTGCAGGATGACTATTTCTCATTTTAACTTCAAAGCCAGCGTTTTGTAATATACTTAAATCAGTTCTACCACCCGCTGATGTCTTCCTGGCTTTACAAGCAGGATCTGGAAACATAGTAATCTTTGAATTTGGATATCTATTTTTTAATTCTTTAACAACATCATCTGTTGATGAACCACGCATTTTAATTTCATCAATAAAATACATTTCATTGGCATTGGGCATAACAAACACAGCACTTGCCATGTTATCAACGTTAAAGTCCTGACCAACAAATATATGTGAAGTATCAAAATCATTTGCACATAATTTTACATTGTTATCTCTATCAAAATTATAGAAAACAGCACCTGAATATGTTGTAAATGTTGCTTCATATTCCTGTTGAAATGTCTTTTCATCCATGTCACGACGTGCTTGTTCTATTTCTTCTTCTGGAATCCATCCTCCATCCAATGTTGTAAATTGGAATGCTTCCCAACCATCAGTATCTTTTGCTGTGTTAAACAAATCATATGAGAATGAACCTAGTCCTCTAGGAGTGCCAGTGAACAATGCTTTGCCACCTGAATCTGATAATGTTGGTCTTAGAACTTCATACCATGCTTTAGGATCAATGTCTTGGAATTCATCCATAACCAAAAATCCCAATTTACTTCCACGTAATGAATCTGGTGAATCAGCACCTTTAATGGCAATCTCAGATCCATTACGTAGATATAATTTTAATTCTGCTTCATTTTTCTTTTCAACCCAATTTAGGTCTTTTAATTTTGCTGACAATTGGCTCCAAATAATTTCCTTACCTTGTCTGTAACTGGGAGCAACGATCCAACATTTAGATCCTGCATTTTGTGCCGCCGCTTTTGCTAATTCTCTAATAGCAACGGTTGTTTTGCCAAAACGTCTTCCAGTGATTGCCACACGAAAACGTGCATTTGAATCAGCAATCTTTTTCTGTGAAGAACTTAATGGCATTATAATCTCTCCAATAGTATTTCAAAGCCAGCCGCAATTGATGTTGTTGCTCCTGCTTTGGCTCTAATTTCAATATCTGTTTTTTCTGGTAATATTGGTGGTATTTGCCATACACGTTGGAATGGAACACCAAAACTTGTTACTAGTCCTGAAACTCTTAAAACACCACCTGGCGATCTTGTCATTAGTTTTGCAACAACAGGTTGATTCTTTTCAACTGAAAGGTTTCCTGCTACTAGATAACCTCTAAAGCCTGCTGGTACGGTATAAACTGCCATAAGTGTTTGTTGCATTTCTGCGAATATCTTAGCATACACAACACCATCCTGTTCAATGGTTACGTTGCCTGTAGTGTTTGTGCCACCTGAAACAAAGGCTCTAAACACCCTTAAAAATTCTCTTGTGGTTGCTGTGCCACCCGCACTATCATCACCCAATGTAACCGTTTCAGTTATTTGATTGTAACTTGCATCAAGACCTTGAATTGTAATAGCAATACCATTGTCAGTTGCACCAACACTTGAAACAACATTCATGGTTGTTGCCGCACTTGGATAGGTATAAACATTGTCACCATCCCATACGGTTTTATAACTTGCTCCTGCTGTTGGCAAATAACCAAATTTATCAATACCTCCCATATTGTCATAGATGCCCTTGCGAACACCTAATCCATATGGAAAATCCATGTTTCTCTGAAAATTTTCAAACTTAATATTAGCCATAATTAATTCTTATCATCATCCCATGGTAGTGGGGATTTGTTAGCGTTGTCCTCAATTTGATCTTTCTGTGAAAGATATTGTTTACCAAGAAAAATAAGCAGACGTGTATCTCCATCAAGTGCCTTGTCCCATTGTGCCCTTCTTAAACTTTTTCTGCCTGCTTGTTTGCCTTTTTCTATTAAATCTCCAAAACGTCTTCTTAATGCGTCAGGTCTAAGACCCACCACTTCTGCTATTTCTTCTTGAGTGCATTGAATAGCCGCTAACTTATAAACAAGATCTCTATCAATGGTCTTGTATTTTTTAGTTGTTGGCTTTTTATTTTCTTCACTCATTATGCTTGTCTCTCTAAAATTTTGATTCTAATATTTCTAGAATCTTTTAGTCCGTTGGTTGTATCTATTTTGTATTCTACATTATAAATGTTGCCTGCTGTGCCGCCTGAAATATTTGCTGTTGCTAGATAATCGTTGTTGGTTGTGGAATCAATTGTTAATGGGGCTGAATCACCTGAAATTGTTTCTGCTGTTACCGTAATGGTTGAAATAGTATCACCCGTTGGCATCCAGTTTGTCCAATCCAAAGTATAATCCAACACCGCATATGGATCCTTATCAATATAAGTTCCAACCTGATCTATTTTATAACCTGTTAATGACGGCATTATTTTCTCCTATCCAATGGATTTGCTTCAACATCCACCAATTGCAATGGTTGAACTATCAATGTTCTCGTTTCAGAGTTCACAGATAGTATTCTAGTTTCATTCTCTATATTATTTAACCTAGTTTCTGATTTAACCGCAGAAAACCTTGTTTCTTCTTCAATTATGAGACCTCTTGTCTCTGATTTTATTGTTTTAACCCTATAAGGATCAATTAATATTTGTGTAAGTGCACCTGTTAGTGTGTGCGTTGACGTTATTGTTGAACTACCAATAGCAAATACACCCGCTACACCTGTTAGCGTATGATTGCTTGATATTAGTGCTATACCACCCTTAACGTGTTTAGCAGTTGCTGATAATGTGTGACTGCTTGTGATATTAGCATTGCCAAATAGTCCTGCAACACCTTCCTGTGCTGTTGTAAACACACTTTGTATGATTTCAATTGCACCAAATACATTTTTAACAGCACTAACGTTGATTGTGTGTGCTGAACTAATGTTTGTATCACCAAATGTTTTTCTTAGGCCTGTTGAACTTACCGTGTGTGTTGATTGTATTGTAATATCACCTGCACTTAGGGTAACATCACCTTCTTGTGCTGTTGTAAACACACTTTGAATAATGTCTACATCACCAGTTCTTATACGTTTGCCACTTACCAGTAATTCACCAGCACTACTTACAATGGTTGCTCCAACGGCAGTAATATCTGCATCAATTGCTGTTGTGTGTACAGAATCAATTGTTGTATCACCAAAGCGTAATCTTACACCATTACCGCTTACGCTGTGTGTTGAACTAATTGTGCTAGAAGCGATTTTTTGAACAATGCCTTCTACGAAGAAACCACCACGCCATTGTTCTTGAATAGGCTCATACCATGTGCCCATTTCATCCCATGATAGATTGTCATTACTGCTGATGATTGTTACTTCACCAAAGTCTTGATCTAGTCCATCCGCTGTTACGCTGTGAGCACTTGTTATTGTTGCTTCAGCAAAAATGTTTTTAACAGCATCTACCGTAAAGGTATGTGAAGATGTTATTGTGGTTGCACCCGCTTCAGGTGTTTCTTCTCCTGTTACAGAAACAGAGTGTGATGACGATATTGCAACATCGCCTAGTTTTTGTGTTATACCAGAGGCAGAGAGAGTGTGTGCAGAACTAATGGTTGCTTCACCATTAATTTCTGCTGTCACATAAGATGCTTCTACATAGGGATCATTTACATATTGATCTGCTATGTAAGTTGCATCAACAAATAGATCAATTACATAATCTGCCATGGCACTCCACCCGTGGTGCTATCAGCAAAATTATGCTAATGTTACGGTTAATGATCCTGTGTTGATAACGAATTGGTCGCCATTTGAAATAGTTTTAGCGGCTGTAAGTGCACCATAGTATAAAACATTTCCAGCACCTGCCGTTGCATTGTCTGTGATCGCAACATATTCTACCGTTCCATAATCTGCTGTTGCAGTTGGAAATGTAATTGTTGCTGTGTTAGAAATGCTTCCACCACTTGCCACACTACCAAATGTGATAGCCTGTCTAGCGTATGCTGTTCCTGAAGTTGATACTTCGTTTGTTAATGTTCCTGCTTCTAGGTTCTCTGCTGTTGCACCACCAGAATCATCTGCTGTGAATAATGCACAATACACCGTTGATGGGGCTGTATATGCTTCGTTTCTAAGAACGTGATCTAACAATTCGTTCTCTAAAAAATTACTTGCGGACATTTATCTTTTCTCCTTATAAGGTTTTGTTTGTTTTGTTAATTAACAAGTGTATTTATGTAAAAATACCTAAACTATGCGTATTATTTAGAATATTTAGATTTCGTAAACACGAACGATAGCACCTTCAATGCCCATATTTCCTGCTTGTGCAGATGATGCCTGAACATATAAGCGAATATTTGTAGAACTACCAAGATTTAATTTTCTAATAAAACTTATACCAGTCCAATCACTTTGCTGACCACTTGAATATGTTATCGTAAAATTATAATTATTGGTGTCTTCATCTTGTAAAACTTGGGTATTGGTTGTATCATAAAATCCAAATTGCATACCATTAGTTTTTGTGCAATAAACATTGGCTACAAGTTCTAGTGCATAAGTTCCAGCCGCCAATGTTAAAATATTAGAGGCATAAGTTGCACCACCTGTGGTAAAAGCAGATTCTAATGGCTGGTAGGTTACATCCGTTGTATTCCCAGCAGTTGTGCTTGAACCTTGATTCATTCCAACAAAAATAGGATTGGTTGATCCAATTGAAGTTGATGCTACCTGTTCCCATTTGCCTGTTGCTGTTGAATACTGCAATATGTCACCATTGTTTGGTGATGAAATGTTTAGATGATCAATGATATCATTTACATTGTCAATGTTTTGTTTTATATCCGCTCTAGCATTGGAGATAAGGTCAGCGCCATTATCCACGTTTGTTGTTGATGCTTTTGTTCCACTTGGCCACGCCATATTCTATATCTCCTTAAGGTAGTGTTCCGCCGTTGTCGTCAAATATTTCAGTTGTTGCATCTGCACCTTCTTCAAAA